AACTTCAGATTTGTAGAGTATAATGATAATATCGATCGTTGTGCGTTCTTTGAAGAACTGAACAACGGTTGGTATCAAATGTATATCTACCCATATGATTACATGTACTATCCAACCATCAGTGAGGAGAGGAAGAAATGGTTGGGTGAATTCCCCCAGCAATATAATTTCTATGTGTCTGAGGTAGATTATGATTACATTATGAGTACTTCAGATGATTCTACTAATACTTTACAAAAACTATACGAGAAAAAACTACCATGAAACTAGAATTGAGACCAGAACAGTGGCGTCTTATCCAGACTGCGGTTCGTCGATACCAAATTGAACGATGTCTTCATAATAGTAATGAATATCAAGAATGTGGTGAAATACTTGACGAATTATTCGATTACGTCTATACTCAAAACAGAGAACAATCTACATAATGACCGAACCTTATCCTGATGAAATGTTTGAAGAAGCAGAGCGTCGTGAAGCAGAAAAAAAAGCATTAGACGCAGTAAATAAACTCAATGTTTATTTTTCACACGAACATCCCTAAGAACCACCTAATCTTGGATTATAAGCTTGTTTCAAGTAATTACTGATAAACTGTGTTGACTTCTTATAAGTCATAATTCTTCTCATATCAGAGATAATAGTATCTAAAAATTCTGCTTTTACAACCTTAATTCTTCTTTTTCCATCATTGATATTGACTTCATATTGGTAATTAGTAACTCCAATTACCTCGGTATTTTGTAATATTTTCCCGTTGACATCTCTTACTGTTCCAGCATTATCTGTTGTAAAATTAGTTTGCGAATCTACAACACCATAATAAACTTCATAAGTTCTAGATGGAGTGGTTTGTAGATACTTCATAGTAAAATTAGAATCAACTTTTAGTCCAGGTGGTAAAACTAATCTTTCGTATTCATCTCTAAAAAGTTTAGTTTCATAGTGGTGAATCTCTTCAAGAGCTTCATAAGATCCATATTTTTCCAAAATATACTTCTCAAATGAAGTTGAATTTAAAGGCCACTGAGATCGATAGTTAGTAATATCATTAGCAATCAATACAACCCAATCATATCTTGGATCACCATAAATTGATGAAGATACTTCATCTGGTCGCATATCCTCAGCAATAACGTAGTCAGCAAAAGCAGTGAATACGTTTTTTAAGTCTCCACGAAGTTTTGGTCTTTTGAATATATTCTTTACTGCAATATACTCGTCATTAGACGCTCTAGTCGATGTTCTAGAAACGTAATTAAAAGATGGAAAATATGAAAAATATGATGCCATTTTAGTATCCTACATCTGTAAACGAACTATTAGTGCCAAAGGTCAATGGTATCAAATCTGGTCTACTTGGATCCGCTTCATTACTGTAGTCTGTATTATATATTGGTTCTAGCTCAGTAAATTCCAATTGCATCTCAATAGAAACTGGTTGACCACCTTCAAAAGCATTCCATTCACCATCTGGTGTATAATTGGTGGATATTCTGGTTAATGCACAGGGTTTGAATCTATTCACACCAGCAATTAAATTGCCATTATTTGTTACATATTTTAGTTGGAATACATGTGGTGTTCCTAAGAAGTATGAAGGAGAACCAGCTTTACCAACTGTTTGTGCCCCTGTACTTATCTTAGCAATCTTTCTGGGTGCAGACCACTGTTTTAACGCACGAATGATTGTTCTGATAACGTTAGCTTCTGTTGGACCTCTTGCAGACATTCTATAAGTAAAGGTAAATGATCTCATTGGACCAACACCCCTAAACATTAGTTCTGTGTTGGAGTTTTGTACGATTCCTCCAGCTCTACTCAAGATAGTTTCTGGAGAAATATCAAATCCCATTGAACCAGCTAACATACTGGTTAATATTGGACCTAATGATGTCTGTAAGGCTGAAGAATTTCCTGCTGCTCCAACTAGCCTTGCATATAATGCAAGTCTAGTAGCCAAACTACCAACGTTTCCAGATCCAAGAATATTGCCAATTATGTTTCCGCCAAGTAAAGCTCCTCCGTAAGCAGCAAAATTTTGACGTATGTCAGTTACAGCTGCTTGACTTAATGCAGAAAAATTATCTTCTTTCCATGATGCTGCATTACTGTCCTTTGCATCTTTAGGCATAGGCAAGTAAATATTTGGTTTGATTTGTTTTTTAAATGCACTTGTTCTTTGTAGTCCATTAAACAAATCATTGAGACCTGCATCAAAGTTTGCTGCATATGGTGGTTGATATGCATAACAGCTTATAACTAATCTATCTTGATTTCCCAGAAGATCTAGTGGATATCGCAGTGCTCCCCCCTGAGCAAACTTATTAAAGGCATCATCTAAAGCAAAATCATACTTATCACTTTGCACACCCCAACCATTGGGCCCAGTTATTCCATTAAGAGGATCCTTGATAGTACCAATAAATTCTCTAGCAGCATTAAGGAAATCAAATACATTACTTGGGGCATTTCCTTGTTGTGCAGTCTGGATATTTTGATTTGGAGTTCCTGGTGCTTGAGCTGGATCGCCTTGAGCAGGAGTTAGTGTCCATGCTGGCGCTGGTCCTGACCCGCCAGATGTTGTTCTATGGTAAGATCTTACTGCGGTTTTAATTACATCGTCATAGTTAGTTCTTTGTGTTGGAAGAAGTGAAGGATCTTTTTGCACTTCAGCTCTTTGCCACACACCATCAACATAAAGAGGACTTGAGTTCGCTAATTTTTGTCCGTTTGCATCGACTGGATATAAACTAGCAGATTGGGTTGAACTTTGGTAGAAAAGGTGATATTCTGTCTTGGTGCCATTAATTGTTAGAGTAACCTCTCCACCTGGCACTGGTATTCTCTGTTCTGTTGCCATTACTTACTCCAACTCCAGGCTTTGTGTTTAGGATACTTCATTCCCTTTCTGTCTATGAATTTTTCCGTAGGCAGAAGAGAAATACTGCCCCAATCCTCACTTTTTGGAATCTTATATAAGTTTCCCATACCACTATACAAGTATCTATGTATAGAATTTTTGGGTACTGTTACACCTCTTCCACTATTTATCAGGCTTTTTGCAACTGCATCCCTGTAATCTGGATTTATGTAATGTAGATTCGATCCAAGGAATCCATCTTTTTGGAAATCAATAACAAATGCTAGAGGTTGTACATCCCAAAATTCATATTTTTCTGGAAACTTTGCTCCATATGAGAAAAATAATAAATCACCCACTGCAACTCCGCCAGTATCGCTTTCACTAATATCTGGTTCTTGTGCAGAAGCTAACTTAGATTCTAGAGAATTGATATACCAGTCTCCACTCCTATTCTTTTTACCTGCTTCTTTTAGTATTTCTTCTGTTATCATTTGAAATTCCTAGATCGTCTTCGGTCATGATCTTGAATTCATAATTACGGTCAGCACAATATTCTTCTGCAGCTTTCCACTTTGCTTGATTTACCACCCAAGTCTCAACACTCTTTACCCAAGATTTTGTTTTTCTCTTGGGATTTTTTTCAGGCATAACTAATTGTTTTTTTGGTTTGACTTCAATCACCATTGCTCTATTTTTTCCAGTGGAATCAACATACTTGATAAAGAAGTCTGGAAAATATCTATGATATTTGTTATCTAGTGGAGATTTGTATGGAATAAAGAACTCTTCAGACTGCCATTGATATACACTTTCATTCAGGTCACAATACTTCATGAATTTTCTTTCCCACAAAGACCTATAAACAATGTTTGTGGGATCACCTTTGTACTTTCTTGGATACTCTGGTTGGTATTTTCCCTGATAAGACATATACATAGTATAAAGCATTAAAAATATTTAGATGCCAACAGGAAGAGAAATTCTACAACGAATAGGTACACTTAATAGTGATATCACTAATAGTACTATTGGTGGTGGAAGAGGTAATGGTCGTTCCTTTCAAACCAATCTAGGAAATCCATCTCTATCCAATACATACAAAGTATCGTTGATGTTAGCAAGTGCTACTGCAGGTAGTGCTGGATCTAACCTCGATACTTGGTTGACTAGTGCTGGAGTTTTTGATAACTACGCTCCAGATAGATTTGATTTCCTGTGTGCGGAGACCATGCTCCCTGGAACTAAATTAGACATCTATCAGGAATTGGGAAGTAGACAGGGAATCCTAGAAGCCTTTCCTAAGAGAAGGGAATATACTGACATGGCTATGTCATTTTATGTTTCTTCCGACTATCAGATATTGAGATTATTTCAAGAATGGATTAACTTTATCAATCCAGTTCACACTGGTGGAGGAACACCAACTAAAGGTAGTCCTGGTGGGTATCCAAATACTGCGGATCCAAATGCCTTTCATAGATTCAGATATCCAGTTTATTATAAGAGAGATATTGCAGTAACAAAGTTTGAAAAGAATCTAGACGAAAGTATTACATATGTTTTTATTGGCGCATTCCCAATCAGTTTAAATTCAATTCCATTAAATTATGACTCTGCTCAAGTAATGCAGTGTCAGGTTGAATTTAAGTATGATAGATACTTTATTGCTCAACAGAACAAACCACAACAGTCATATCTGGCTGGTGATTTCTCAAGCGTTGGTGCTGTTACAAGATCCGCTGGACAACCATCACAACTACTTTCTGGTGGTCTTCCTGCATCTACAGGAGGAAATGCAAGAGGAACTACTAATACCAATTTGAGTATCAATGGATCCGACCAAGGTATTAATAATGAGGTCGCATAACTAACACTAAATAATCATAACTGACTTGATAAGACATCATGCCTTTACCAAAGATTACTACATCTCAACATGAACTAATTCTTCCATCTACAGGAAAACCTATCAAATTTAGACCATTTCTGGTTAGAGAAGAAAAGATTCTTATCTTGGCACTTGAAAGTCAAGATCAAAAACAGATTACAAATGCAGTAAAACAAGTCCTTAAGGAATGCATCTTGACTAGAGGTGTTAAACTTGAAGAACTGCCTAGTTTTGATATTGAATATATCTTCTTAAATATTCGTGGTAAGTCTGTCGGTGAAACTGTAGATATTATTGTTACCTGTGGTGATGATGGCAAAACTACCGTTCCTACAACTATCTTTATTGATGATATTAAGGTAGAAACAGATCCAGATCATAGTACAGATATTCAACTTGGAGATTATACTCTTAGAATGAAGTATCCAACTTTGACACAGTTTATTGAAACCAATTTTGGATTCAATAAAGAAAGAAATGATGTAGAAGCTTCCTTTGATATTGTTGCTTCTTGTATTGATATGGTCTTTAATAAGGATGAAATGTGGTCAGCCTCTGAGTGTACTTCAAAGGAACTTAAAGACTGGATTGATGGTCTAACTTCTGAACAATTCAAGAAGATTGAGAACTTCTTCAAGACTATGCCTAAATTGACTCATACCGTAAAAGTCATTAATCCTAAAACTGGAAATGAAAATACGGTTGTTTTGGAGGGATTGACTGATTTTTTCGCCTAGTAATGTCTCATATTGATCTTGAGGCATATTATCGAATCAATTTTGCTTTGATGCAGTTCCATAAATATTCTTTGACTGAGATTGAAAACTTAGTTTCTTGGGAAAGAGATATCTACGTGGGATTATTGAAACAACATATTGAAGAAGAGAATCTAAAAGCACAACAGAGAGCCGCAGCTGCAAGGTCATAAATGGCACAAATACTTCCTAGTGTAAAAACATTTTCAAGGCCTGCAAGGGCTAATTTCGCTGGGAATTTTTTCGGTAGAAGTAGTGCTAGTAAGTTTGGGTTTTCTGGTGGCCCAAGTGGAATGCCATCTGCCATGGCATCCAGGGTTAGACCCGCTCCTTCTCCTCTGATTGGATCTATTCAGAATATTTCCCAGAGTGTATATGGTGGTGAAGAACAAGCGTCTCCAAGTATAGTCAATAGACTTGTAACGCAGAAGATCAATAATTTAATACCAAATATTACGAATAGGGTTGAACAGACAGTCAACACCTTTGATCCATCTGCACTTTTAGGCAAACTTTTCAGTGGTGGATTGGGTCCACTGCAATCATTTGCTGATGGATTATCGCAACTAACACAACCACTGAAACAATTATTAGACTTCGCTACACAATCTGCACAGATATTTGCGAAGTTAATTAAACAATTAGCCGATAGTGGACAACCAGCATCTACTGGAAAGGGTAAAGGTTTATTAAGTGGAATGAAAAACCTCCTCAAGGGAGGTACAATCGCTTTAGGTGCAGCATCAACTGGAATGGCAGTAGATACTGTCATGAGGGCACAGAGAGAACCAGTTGTGACTGATACTGGCTCTCCACCACCTGCTCCTCAATCTTCTATTCTCCCAGCGCAAGAAGGGTCTACTAAAGATCTGATGCCTGGAACATTGAATATTGATGAGATCAAGGCATTCAATGATGCCATATTCAAATTTGATAGACTGTTGTCTGCAATGTTGAGACAACAGGATGCCCCAGAAACCTCTGGTGGGAGTACATCGACTCCACAATCCTCTGCAATGGAACCAGTTGATTCTGGTGCTCCTCCAGGTAACGTAATGAATGGAAGTGGCCCTGGTGCAGGATCCATGTCTAAGGCTGGTGCATTTACTATACCAGATACTGTTGCACTATTGAAGAGTGTTGGTGCTACAGATGCAGAAGCTGTTGCATTGGCAACCAGAAGTAAGTATGAGTCCACTGGAAATCCAATGGCTCATAATGATAGTTATTTGAAAGGTGGGTCGGATAATTCATATGGATTATTCCAAGTCAATATGATTGATAAACCAGGATATAAACTTGGAGAAGAAAGAAGAAGCAGATATGGAATTAAAAATGAGGATTTATTTGATCCAGTAACCAATGCAAGAATCGCACTTGATATTCTAAGATCTGGCGGTAAAGCTGGATTAAGTGCTTGGACTACTGGTGGTAAAGTAACTGCTTCCGATGTTAAAGAAGCAGAAGCATCTCTATCAACATGGAAGGAAACTGCAGCAACTTTGGGTGCAAAATCAGTTGCTACTCATGGACAAAAACCACCAACAGTGCAAACTCCACCACCATCAACCGCTCAAGCAGCACCCGCAGAAGCACAACAGAGACAAGAAGCATCACAAACCATATCTACAGATGCAAGTAGTGCTGCAACATCTGAAGATGGAACAGAAGGTGATGTAAATACTACCATTTTACCAATCTCTATGGGTGGCCAACAACAGGATCCTGTAAAATTGAACCCTCCAGATTCAAGATCTTCTGTTACTATTCCATTCTTACTAGCTATGAAAGATGATGTCCACATGATGTATTCAAGAATCGTATACAACGTTGTTGACGCATAATGAAATCGACACTATCAATCCTGTCTGTCACGAACACATCCAAGAGAAGCGTTGACAGTTCCAAACAATCAATAAAGTCTTTCGTAAAGTTCATGAGAATTTACGAGAGAAAGATAGAGTCGATTGAGTTTCCATCTAAGCGACAGATGAAAGCTGTTGCTAATTTAAATTTTAGTCCCAAACAAAATCCAGATGGTAGTGTAGATGTACCAGTACCACAGTTTACAATTCCAAACTGGTTGGTTGGTTTATCTGTTGGAACTACATTATTTACTGCTCCTGCTTGGTTGCCAGATGCACTTCAAAAACATCTCGGTCTCAATCTAATAAACAAACAAGAGTCAGAAACATACAAAGCTGAAGGAACCAGGACAGAAAAATTAAATAGACTTCTAAAAGAAAAACAAGGATTGAGTTGGTGGGATTGGGTTACTGGACGTGCTCAAGAGATCGATGAACAGATAAACTTTGTTCAAACTGGAAGAACAAAGGCTTATACTTTTAATGGGAAGGGAACAACACCAACAACACCAACATTCTCTGAGAATGATCCAAATTGGCAAGGGACCATAGGAACTGGTAGTATTGCACAAAAACAGGAATCTGAAGAGTTTAAGAAGAGATATTTTGATCAAAAACTTAATGTTGAACTATTTTCAAGATCTGTAGATAAATTTGAAAAAGTTTATTTTGGAGAATCTGCTGCGACTGCATCATCTTCTCCGAGTATGCAACAAGCCTCTGATATGGGTATTCCACCAAGAGATCCATCTGGACCTCCAGTTGAGAATCAAGTAGATGCTGACTATATTGTAAGTGGAGGTGAGTTACCTAGCAAATATGTAAATACACCTGATTATGGTGAAAAGAGATCTCAAGGGCACAATCACCAAGGTGAAGATTATCCAATAGCACAAGGAACACCAGTTAGTATGGTTGTCCCTGGTACTGTAGCACAGGCAGGATTTTCTGCTGGTGCTGCTGGTGGAAATATATTAATAACTCATGAAGATGGAAAACAGACAAGATATCTTCACATGAGTGCTATTAATGTTAAACCAGGAGATAGAGTTGTATCTGGACAAGTTATTGGTCTGACTGGAGGAGAACCAGGAACAAGAGGTGCTGGTAGATCAACTGGACCACATCTACACCTTGAATACTATGAGACCACTACTTCATATTGGTCAGATCCAAAACCACATGCCGACAAGTATTTTAGATTTGGTGGAAACGTAAAGGTAAAACCAAAACCAAAAACTGGTGGATCAAAACCAACTGCTACAACTCCATTTCTGGGTTCTCAACAACAACAACCTACTGCTGTTCTTGCTGCAGGTACAAACAACTATGACGATCCAAACAAAGCTGCTCAAGACCTAAAGGCATCCATTGATGAGTTACAGAAGAAAGGATATAAAGTCGTTGTAGTTCCACCAGCAGACAAAGGAGTCTATGCACCAGTGGCAAAAGCAGTTGAAGATGTTGCTATTGCTTCAGGTGCAACTGTTGAGAAAGGAATGTATGATCCAAATGACCCAACAAGGGCATATACACATCTAGATCCAAATGAAGCAAAGAGGATCAAAGAAAAGTATCCTGATGCTATGATTATGGGAGACAGTAATGCTGCAAGAATTGCTGGAGATCGTGGTTTACAGGGTGTTAGAAAAGAAGGAGCAGGAACAGATGAAATCTTAGGATTTGTAAAGGCCTTGCAACAGATCGGAACCCCACAAATTTCTGGTCCAAGAAATGTCCCAATGCCTCCTGCCCAGTACCCTACATACAATAGAAGTAATCGCGGAAGTCAAAACAATATTATGATAACTCCTATAAGTACGGGATCAAAGAGTAAACCAATTATATTGACTTCTGGTGGTGGACAACAGTCAATGCCTGATGTGGGCCCAGTGCCACCAAGTATGTCTGATTTTGCAACCGCTGTTCTACTTACTCAATTATCAGGATCATGACGCAGGAATCACAATCACATCAGAATATAACAATTAAGACTGCCCTACTTACTCCATCTGGACAGTCTGGTGATTCTAAAGCTCTTAACGTTGAGAGAATGATTGCTAGTCTTGATTATTACGAGGATCTATTATCACCTGCCGTATCATGTGTCGTGAATATGGTAGATACAAATAGTGTTTATTCTAAGATGAATCTTAGAGGATATGAAAGACTTGATCTTAAAATAGGAACGGCATTTGGTGACTGGGATTTTACAGATGAGAATACTCCATTCTATGTTAATAGCGTAAATGGTTTACTTTCATCGGAATCTTCTGAGGGATTCCAGTTATCATGCACAACAAAAGAAAATCTAGATAATGAAGCGACAAGATGCAGAGGTAAGTATGAGAAGTCTCCAATTCACGAACATGTAAATAAGATTCTAACTGATACTCTTGGTACGGATAGAATTGGAACTATTGAGTCAACATCGAATGCTTATGGGTTCTATGGTAATAGTAAGAAACCATTCCATGTCTGTACTTGGTTAGGACCAAAGTCAATCTCAAAGAAACAAGGAGTTTCTGGAACATCTGGCAAAGGAACAAAAGCAAAGACTCGTGGTTCTAGTGGATTTCTATTCTATGAAAACTATGATGGATTTCATTTCAGATCAATTGACTCTCTTGTATCGGATACAGTAAGCAGCACTAGTACTGATAAGAAAGAAGTTCCAGTCTATACTTATACTTCTGTTGCAGAACAGGGTGGAAGTCCATTTAAAATCATACATTATGTCTTAGATAAGAATACCGACATATTCAAGAATATGAGAGTTGGTATGTATTCCAATCTAACATACTTTTTTAATCCATATGACTGGGAGTTTGATGCTTTTACATATAAAATGACAGAATCTGTAAGTCCAGATATGGGTCAGTTTATTCCCATTCCAGGAGATGATCTTCCAGATAAGACTACAAGAATCATGGTTAGAATTGGAGACCAGGGAATGTTTGATAAGTCTGGTAGTTTACAACTAGATAGTGGTAGAGATAATGCCGACATGGCAAAGTCATTCTCACGATACAATTTGATGTTCTTACAGTCACTAAATATTGCAGTACCATGTAATGTCAAACTTAGAGTTGGTGATATAATAAGAGTGGTTCTGCCTTCTAGTGGACCATCAGATTCCAATAAAGAAGCAGATCAAACCCAAAGTGGTAACTATTTGATTAGAAGTTTACGACATCATTTTGAAGTAGCTAGTGGTAATAATATTACCTCATTAAATCTCGTAAGAGATTGCTATGGACTTTCCTTATAAACAGTAATTAACATGGAAAACATCGAAGCCCACATTCAAGCAGATAAGGATGAACTGGAGAATCCTCAAATTTCTGCACAACGCCGTCGTCACATTGAAGACGAACTAGAAGAATTACAAGCATATCACGTTCGTCACCCAGAAGACGATCATGATCCAACTCCACTAGAGTTGTATTGCGATACACATCCATATGCATCAGAGTGTAAAATTTACGAAGATTGATTAAATGATAGATCACGCTTTACTACAGACAAATTTCGCAGGAAGAGATGGATTCGTTTGGTGGATCGGTAAAGTAGCCGATCCACAGTATTGGCGTGATGGGGCAACTGATGTAGAACAGGGTTGGCCTTTTAGGTGTAAGGTTAGAATCATTGGTTATCATCCATTTGATGAAACAGAATTAAAAGAAGAAGATCTGCCTTGGGCGCATGTGATGGTTCCTGCCCACACTGGAGCTGGTCAAGGTTGTCTAGGTGATAGTAGTAGAATGGTTGGAGGAGAAACCGTTTTTGGTTTCTTCATGGATGGTGAAGAAGGACAACAACCAGTAATTTTTGGTGCCCTTGTAAGAAGTCTAAAGGGACCTACTAATGTTGCAACGGATGCGAAGAAAAGAGAAAAAGGATCCGCATTCTCTCCCCTAAGTGGAAGAAAAGCTGGTGGTCAGGGTTTAACAACTCAACCACCAGCAAAGGCGGGTGTAGCTGCAACTCCATCAAAGAATGCCGATAATAAAGCAGGATCACCATCTGGAGAAGATAAGAAAGAAGGATTGAGAAGATATAATGCTGCTAGTCAGGCATTTGCAAACCTAGGATATACCCATACTGCATCCAACGCATGTGAGAATGATTCAATTTCTAAGATAACACATGCTATTGGAAGTTTCTTAAAGACTGTAAACACTCTTACACTATTTGCTCAGACATATATTGATGCTGCCCAAAATTTAGTTGCAGACATCCGCAGAATACTAACTAAAACCACAAGATTAATTGTTGGTGCAGTGAAATGGTTAGTAAATTTAATGCGTGATAAAATCATGTGTTTTCTCGGAAAGAGATTCCGAGATTTTGTTGGATTAGTAGTTCCAGAACCACAAAAGTCCCCAGTGGTTCAAGCACTTAAGAGAATCATGGATATTGTATTCTGTGTTCTCGAAAAATTAGGTATCAATATTTGGGATTATATATTTGGATTGCTTAAGGATTTGATAGGTAAAACAATCAATACCGCAGTTTGTGCGATTGAACAGACTCTTGGAGCAATTCTTGCAAAACTAAATGATGCCTTGATGAAGGCACTAAAACCAATCTTAGAAGGATTAGATTGGCTTACTGGTGCCTTGGGATCTCTTGGTGGATTCTTGGGTAAAGTGACGACATATATCAATCTTATCATGAGTTTCTTATCTTGTGACGCTTTACAGTGTAAGGCATACGATGATTGGTCTCAAGGATGGGGTCTATCGACTAAGAATGCTCAGAAGATGGCTAGTGTTCTAGATAATGTTAAAGTTATCAATGATCTAGATGCAACTTTTGGTGATGGAGATCTTTCATTCCTGAGTATGCTTGGTGGAAATATATCTCAATTCTTTGATTGTAATCAAAAAATACAGAATCCACAATCGCAGGATGATTTGATTGATTCAATTCCTCCTGGATTTGTCTTTGATAATTGTATTCCACCAGCAGTTTACATAAGTGGAGATGCCATCAAACCAGCTAAGGTTTTACCTGTTGTTGCTGATGATGGTAGTATTCTCACCATTCGTATTCTGGATGGTGGATATGGATATGAAACTGCTCCTGGTATAAGTGTTATCGATAAGACTCACCATGGCGGTGGAGCTGTCGCAAAAACTAAAATTGATGATCAGGGTAGACTCATTCAGATCTTCATGGTAGAGAAGGGTGAGGACTATTGTCCAACAACGGGAGGAAGTCCCAATACTCCACCTGAAGACGAATCGGATCCTGGTGATGGACCAGGACCTGGTGACGATGGAACGGGATCAGATACAACCCCACCATACATTATCTTCACCACTCCAGCTGATGATGCTGTAGGTGTTCAAACTTCCATCAGCGTATCAGTTTCATTCAATGAAAGTGTTCGTAGAGGCGCTGGAGTCGTTATATTGAGAGAAGCTAGAAGTAACGACGTTCATGAGATCATTCCAGTAGATGACGATAGAATCACCTTCATTTCAGATAAGATTATAAGAATTGATCCAGATAAAGATCTTAAGTTTGAGACTGAGTACTTTATTACGATGTCTCGTGGATCTTTTGTTGATGAGTCTGGCAATAAGTTTGCTGGTATCGCAAGAACAGATACTTACAACTTCACAACTAGACCTTCTGCTGGTCTTGGACCTCAACCTGTTGGTATTATTACTGATATTGTCCCTTGGAGACCTGGTATTGAATATTGTGATTGTGATACTGGAGAAGTTGTTGGATATGATTGTACCTTCAATCTAGTAGTAACTCCCGCTGGATCTATCGTGGGTATCACTGATCTTAAGTGTCCCAATAAGTTTGATTCTATCCCAGATATCATAATAAATACCAATACTGGAAGAGGTGCAGAATTGAAAGCTGTTCTTGCATACAGTCCAGACTTTACGAGAGATCCTGGAATTGGTCCAGATCCTCAGACTTTAGTCATCACTGTTGTCGATTGTGTAGGTAAGTAAAATGGCTAAAGAGACTCAAAAATATAATACGAAAGAATTTTTCTCAAACAATCCTGGATTCAGGGTTGAATCTGGAGTAAAAATTCCTGATGGTGATCTTAAGGGTAAGACAGTAGATTGGGGAATAATTACTGATAATGGCCAGGGTATTTGTTATTATACTGATGGATACAAAAAAGATATTTGCCATGGCACAAGTTATGAAATTTGTGGTGTAAGAAGTGAAGAGAAGGATTACGCTAAGATATTAACTGCTGCATCTGGACACATCTTGATTGATGCCCAAGATGGTGATATAATTCTTAAGGGTAGAAATATTCGTCTTACCGCTGAAGATGGCCAGGGAGAGATTACATTAGTATCTGGTAAACATGTTTATATTAAAGCAGCAGTAACTCATATCAAAGGAACTAATGTTAACATATTAGCCAGTAACAACTTATCCGCTGGCGGTACATTCGTTGAGACTAGTGGAGCTGTAAGTAATGAAGCTGGAACTCAGACAGATATGTTCCAAGGATCATTTTTAGGTAAAATATTCAAGTGGATCGACAAGTTTAAAGATTTCTTAGGGAAGTGTGAATAATGTCAGCATCATCTTCTATTTCATATATTGGCGATAAACAAGTAATTGGATATCTTGATACATCTTTCTTATCAATTAGTGATAAGCTTCTTCCTGGAACATTAGTTGCTAATGGTCCTTGTTATTTTGGTATGCCTATGGCAATTGGTGTTGCTCGTGCAACAGTAATGATTGGTCCTCCAGTCACTACATCTTTACCCGCATCACTTGAAGTTACTGGAATTGCAAATATCTATGGTTCATTTAATGTTCTAGCCATTAGTACATTTACTGGACTGTCAACAAAACTCGGAACAGTTATTAAGAACGCGCTTAGTTTGAAAAATGGTATTGATGTTAAGAACGCAGTAAATATTTCAAATGGTGTTGGTCTTGATAATGCCAACAGAAACACCAATGGTATTCTCCACGTTGCTGGAGTTATTAAGTGTGCGTGGTTGGATACAAAAATTGCCGCTGCAATGGCATCCCCACCAAAGGGATTTGACATGCATCACCCAACTAAACCAGGGTGGAGATTGACACATATCTGTATTGAAGGTCCAGAAGCTGCAGTTTATTATCGTGGTAAGTTGGAGGGTGGAAATATGATAGAACTGCCCGATTATTGGAGGGGATTGGTTGATGCCGAAACCATTTCTGTTCAACTAACACCAATAGGTGTATGGCAAGAACTATCATATGAGTTGTCTGATTGGGGGACCAAAATTAAAGTGTTAAATAATTCTGGTAGTGCAATCAATTGTAGTTATGTTGTCTTCGGAGAAAGAAAAGACGTTGATAAAATCGTCGTTGAATATGAAGGAAAGATTGAAGATTATCCAGGAAGAGACCAACGATCAATCGTTGGATATCATTATGACTATCGAGAAGGAGTGAACGGATAATGCCAAAGGCGGATCCCCAAAAGATTTCAAAAAGACTCAGAGATCAAGCAAAAGATCAAGATCGTCAGAGAGAACAGTTGTTAGAACAATTGACTATCACTGATGCCATCATCGATGAGTATGATGAATTGATCTTGAAGTTGGACGGATTGAACCCAGAACTTATATCTGAGATCAATGTAAAGATCAAAGCAGTTGCTGATGCATATAAGGCAAGAATTTCTGCTGGTTGTAGAAACGATCTTGCATGGGTTGCTGTACAAGAAAATAGTTTATGGACAAGAATTAGCGGGATTTCAGAGAGAGTTACAGTAACAACCTATGAATGTAAGAAGGATCCTGCTCAACGAGTTCAACTTAATAATTATGGTATTAAGTATTACAGACACCCAAAAAATAGAGAATATGGTGCGGGTGTAGTTGATGAGATTCAAGATGCAAGTATTGATAAACTATCATCAGTCCTAGTTTTATTTGGTGATCTTGCTGGTAGTTATGCTGGTGTTGTTGCAGTGGGAGACTATATTACTGACGATCTGGAAGAACCACAGGTTTGGTCTACTGGAAACTTACCTAGAGTTGTTAGTGTGGGGACGGCGGATTACCCAGGAGAGCAGAGCACAGTAAGTGGATTCTGTACTGCTGGTGTGTCCAGACTGTATGGAGATGGTGTCGTTGGTGTATTATCAGACTTCAACGTAGGTGATTATGTTATCGCTGAGGGATATTTCCCACTGAATACTACTATTACTGGATTTGGAGAAGCTGAATACCAACAAGACTTTATTGATGATGTTGGTGTAACAACTACAATCACCACTTCAATTTTCTATGCAGATTTGAGTAATGTTGCCATTGGAGAAACAAACAACCATGATTTTACTGTTGGCATTGTTTCCTCATACAATGCACTATTCTTAAGTGCATCTACGGATGTTGGTGCTGCCCGTAGTTCGTTCTTGATTGTCAGACCACCAGATGCTGGAGATTTGGACTTTGAGGTAACAAAGAATCCTATTGATCCTGTTGAAATTGGTATTGTTAAAGGAAAGAAAACTGGTAAAGGACACGGGGTTCAACTAATTAATAATGGTGATCCTGACGTGGTTAAAAACTGGCACTCAGTAAGAGAAGATCCAGAACCACCAGTTGGCGCTGGATATGAAGAGTATTGGACAGGAAACTTTGCATGGCCTACATTAGAAACAACAACAATTACTGGTTATGAAATGGAAGGTGGTGATCCTATCTTTTCTTCATTTATTAATTATGCTACCGAAGGTCAGAGGGTTACAATCAGTGTCGGCACTATCACTCCACAATCAAAGATTGGTACTACTTCAGTAAGTCCAACCAATCCAGGTGGTAGTGGATGTGGTGCATTAGATTCGGCAATATCTACTGCAGAATCTCAAATGAATTCAAAGATCGCAGAGAACACTCCAAAGATAAATCATAATCTTGGAGGTACACAAGCTCTTAGGAATTTAAGAGATGAAGAGGAAACTCAGGCCTGGGGATATCTACAGGGTATTGCATACATCAACGATAAAAAGAAGAAGCTAAATAATAGTGCTACAGCAATTAGTGATTTTAATTGGAGTACTATTGAATGATTGAAATTGATGCAAGTAAAGAATCTTTGGACTGGTCAAAGTATGACCTTGCCAAAGATGAAATCTTTGTTATTGATAATCTATTTCCATGGTGGTTTGTTGAACACCTAGACACAACACTACTTCATGGATTTGGGTGGCAGTATGGACTATGCAGTAGTCACAAAAAGAACGCAGACGGTACTTCAAACTTTGAGTATGATAAGGGTGCGGATGAAGAGTTTGAAGTTCCTTGTTTCAAACAATCAATTTATCCACCAAGATCAGAATCTGCTTCAGATCCCAGTTATGGAATGATCTTCAAAGCAGTTATGTCCACTCTTCCATTTGAAGTAGAATTGGGAGAAATTTTGGTTAATGGTCAACAATACATCCACAACACTACAGTTCATCAAGACTGTAGTTGTGATAATGGAATTAGTTTCATTTACTATGTCAATAGGAACTGGAAAGATTCTTGGGGTGGAGCAACTAGAGTACAAACAGAAGATGGTTGGGTAGAAATATTGCCCAAACCAGGAAGAGTGTGCTTATTCAAGGGAAATATCCCACATCACGGAATGCCGCCAAATGATAATTATCGTGGTCTTAGAGCAACACTAGTATATAAGACTATGAGAAAGATTCCTTTACCTGCAAATAAAAAAAGCACTATATTATGAGAAAAGATCTTTTTAGTATTCCCATTTTCGAAGATAAAGTCGATCTAACAGTATTTAAATTTCCAGAAGAAGAACTTGAACCCACCTGGGACTCTGGAACACCAACAACATTCTCAAAGTCAGTTAAATTATCCGATGAGTCGTTAATACATCTGGGTGAAATAATTACAAGAAATCTTTCGTCATCCAATTTGATGGGCAGTAATGCTCGAATAGGACATATGTGGAGAAATACTTATAGTGAAACGGACTATCAAGATGTACATATTCATCCACATTGTCAATGGAGTTTCATCATTTACGAAACTATGAAATCCCAAACATCTTTTTTGAATCCATCAATTAAAGATATACAGAACCAACTTGGGACAAATGTGCTTGCCTTTCCTTTGGATTACAAACCAAACCTAGGTCCTGGAGATATCATCATATTCCCATCGTTTTTGTTCCATTCTGTTAACAAAGGTAACGGCGGATCATCTATTTCTGGTAATATATACATGGAGTATTGAGTAAAGTCATGGGAATGTTCGATACGATATTTTCTTCCTATTCTAAGTTTAGGGGAGAGTATCAAACAAAAGACTTAGATTGCTTTATGGCAGACTATTGGTTATCCCCTAAGGGGGAGTTATATGAAATTGATTATTCTGGGACTTCAGACTATGTAAATATTCCAGAGGAGGAAAGAACTACTCCATGGAATGTATTTCAATTGGTCCCAAACGGGAATCATGGGAAAATAAAGCCAACAGATTACTACAAATATGTTAGAATGTATTCTGGAGATGATGAAATAACTCTCCATGTTAAAAAAGGAAAAGTCGTAGCGTATCAAAGAAATGACAGAAAAGACTGGGAATGAACTTTTACTAGATAATTTAGATGTATTTGGAGCCGCTATTGCTCAACTACAAGATCGACTGAAAAAACTTGAAGCACGAGTGGAAAGTATTAAGGTTAATGTAGACGCCAATACATTTAATATTAATACCATGTATGATGAACTCATGATTAAGGAGGAATCCAATGACTAAAAGAACTTTTGTAGACAAGAATGGCAATTCTTGGGAGTGGGAAGAGACTCCTGAAGTCATCAAAGCGATCGAGAAGATGAATGGTACTACTGTACTGCAACCACCGCCACGCAAACCCAGCGATTGACAAGGAAGGGTCCATGCCCTATAATAGGTGGGTAATCAATTGAAGACATGAAGTTTCGGGTTACCTACCAAAGACCAAAGAAAAAAGGACAATCCATTCAAAACGCAGTTTTCTATGATCTTGAAGATGCAATTCGCTGGGAAAAACATGTTCAATCTATCGGGTGTACGAATACAGAAGTCATTCCTGTGATGAATTGACTTCTGGGACTGTCGCCTAATGGTTAAGGCCCTCTGCTTATAACGGAGTGAATCGGGTTCAATTCCCGACAGTCCTATCGCTCCTTTAGCAATCTGGTGAATGCAGCGAACTCATAATTCGCCTGAGGCGTGTTCGATCCACGCAAGGAGCACCTCGGGACGGTGGTGGAATTGGTATACACAACAGACTTAAAATCTGTCGGGCGTTAGCCCTTGAGGGTTCAAGTCCCTCTCGTCCTATCACAAAAAAAATCATGAAAAATCAAGTTGATTTATTTTCAGTTCCTTTCTTTATTGATGACGTTGATCTGGAAAAGATTCAATTAATTGATGAGGAACAGAGACCAACCTTTCGTAGTGGATTGAAAACTAGCATACGTTGCAATAGACAGATCAGTTCCGATACAATTGCATATCTTTCTGAAATTGTTTCACGAAATATTGATACATTAGGAATTAGATATGGTAGTGCTGTAATTGGAGAACTTTGGAGGAATACCTACACAAAATCCGATTTTCAAGATCCACACATTCATCCATTTTCACAATGGAGTTTTATTATTTACGAAACAGTAAATCAATCAAAAACTGTATTTTTAAATCCATACAGGTTTCGTGTTCAGACACAGATGTCTATGTATGATGATTACTTTCGTGAGGACTGGGTGCCACAACTAAAACCAGGACAAATCATCATTTTTCCCTCCTTTATAGAACATTATGTTCTCACTGGTAATGAAGGATCAACGGTTGCCGGCAACGTATTTCTAAGTCCCATAAATATTGACGATCAGGATCAGTCCTGATATAATATATTCTCTGCCTCCGTAGCTCAGCTGGATAGAGCAACGGTTTTGTAAACCGTAGGTCGTCGGTTCAAGTCCGACCGTGGGCTTTCCCCTTCTGGGGAATAGGTGGTTCCACCGATATTTCGGACAGGGGTTCGACTCCCCTTATCTCCACTTCACGGGGATACAATGGTTTCGACGGGGTGTTAGGAGGATCACTGAAACCTGCTTGGATAAGCAACAAATAGATGCCAAAAACATCGCTCCTGCGAACAAGATTGTTCGCTTCTCCCGTCAAGCAGCCCCTGTTGCTGCCTGACCCATATACGGAGATCGGGGTTAAGTTAGCCTTGTTACCCAAATAACTCTTTGAGGGTGAAATGCCCTCTACATAAAGTATATCTACGGGTAAATGAAAATTAATCTTTGGTATTGCGAACATCTAAAAACATGGAGGTGGACTCTTACAGATGATCATAGACCTATTGTGAGACAAGAATCTGGATCACAACCGTTCTTACGTGATGCTATGAATGATGTTGCAAATACAGTAGAATATATGATGGATTGTATCCAGAGACATGATTAACGGGGAATTAGCTCAGTTGGTAGAGCGCCTGCTTTGCAAGCAGGATGTCAGGAGTTCGAGTCTCCTATTCTCCATATCAAAGTAGAATAATATGTTTGAACTAAATCCAGATCTAGAAATTACAGTAATACGTGATATTGGTCCAAGCAAAGTAACTGCTATAACAATAGAAAATTTCTATTTGGATCCATATGAGGTTCGTAGATACGTAGATAATGCAAGGCAAGATTTGGAAAATATACAATCCGTCCACCATTATGGAGATAGATTGTATGTACCTACAAAAGAAATATCTAAGAATGTAAAGCCATTATTTGATACCCTATGTCTAGATCAAACCATATGGCCTTATAAAATAATTGATAATGAAGTGTATGAAAAAAACTGGGAAGAATTAGGACTTATTGTAAATTTAAATAGTGAGGAAAATATTCTTAAAAATCCTCTAGGTATAATT